GTTAGTGTTTGACCGTTAGTAGCATAGAAACCATCATCAGATAAGAAGTAAGCTGTGCCTGAGTATTGTGCAATAGAGTTACCTTCTATACATCCTACGTTACGAGAAATGGTGTCAAATTGAAATATAAGTGGTGTGCCTATATATGACATTCTGACAATGGCTTTTTCTAAGAATACAATACCAAACTCACCACCTACGACACCGGTTATATCGCCACCGTCAGGAATAATTTGATAGTCTGATTGTGATGTTGCTGTGGTAGTCCAAGTGCTTGCATCATTGATACCTGACCATTGCACCTTACTAGGTGATGTACCTGCACCAATATTACCTGCAACTACAAAGTCACGAACTGCTGTAATGTATTTAGCGATAGGTGCATCTGAACTTACATCTGCAAATGCTGTAGAACTGTTTACGTCAAAAGACTGTATCTTTTCAGAGCCATTAGATGCAATTGCAAGACTACCAAACTGTAAGAATTGCCATCTATTTGTGCCTGTATAACCACCTGACTTAGATTCGTCTACTAGAGATAAGTCACCATTATCTACTTTAAATAGTTTAGTAGCACCACCAGCAAAGATAAATACGTCATTGTCTAGTTTAGCAGCAAAGCAATTATTCAAGTCTTCTGAAGCTGCACCTGAAAATGTTACTGCTGACTTAAACGGACCATATCCTACAGCTAAAGGAATAACATTGTTAGCCTCTGATACTGTATCCAATATAGATGGTTGGTCAGGCAACCAGTCTTTAAATGCTATACGTTGTGTTGGCATTTTATATCTTTAAGCTCCAATTATTCATTGTCTATCTGTAAAACACAGTTAATAACAATTCTTGTTGAGTGATGTTTTGGTGGTGTAGCATTATGAAATTGTGTGGATTTAAACCAAAAACAATTACCAGCTACAGGTGAAGCCTTTTCTATAATTTCAGTTTTATCTGCATTATAGACAACAGTATCACCATCTGAATCATTTACATAATATACAAAAGATACGCAATCTTTTTCATCAATACTTACATCTGTATGAATGGCTAATTTATTAGTCTCTTCTAACAGTTCTCTTTGTGTTAAAAGATTTACTTTCATTCTGCGAATAGCTTTTACCTTTAAACCTGTATGCAATTCAAAAAAGTACAATAATGGTTTAATTTTTTCGTAATGAGGGCTTTTGTAACCTTGTTCATTCACAATCACATGAATAAACTGAAATATATTATCTTGCCCTTCTGTTGTAGAATTGCCATTGTAATACCATTCAAAACCTGCACTATTTATAAGGTTTTGCAACAATACTTTAAAACTGTTAGGTACAAAGTCTTTTACGACCATGAATTACGCTTTCATAATAAATGCTAAAGCATAGTATGGAACAAGATTTGCATTAGTGCCACTAGAACCTGCTGTAGCTACAGTAATTCCTGTAGTATTTGAAGCTGTTGTAAGAGTAGCTGGGCTAGTAGTTGCAATACTACCACCACCTGATACAGAACCATTAACAGCACTTTGATTGCCAACTGTTACTGTATGATTATGTCCAGGGTCTGTTAAAGTATGTGTATGAGATACTACTATAGCATCCTTACTACCACCAGTTTGTGTATCAACACCTGTAACTGTTGTATAAGCTACACTAGATGTATCTTGGAAAGCACCAATTATAAATCTGTTACGTAAATCAGGAGTGCTATTAGAACCGTTACATAATACCCAACCTGTAGGAATAGTAGCAATTGTTCCTGACCACATCATAATCATACCAGCTACAAACGCATTACCCCATGTAGGAGTATTACTACCACCTGCTGATAACAATACTTGACCACTTGCACCGGCAGTTCCGTCTAATTGAAAAGCACCTGTCACATTAAGTGTGCCAGAAGCTAATGCTTGACCTGATGCAACTAATGTACCTGCTACTGTAAATGGGTCACCACTAGAACCTGTTTGTTGGTCTTTTAGTAATGCCATTAAGCTACGAACAGCGTTGTTTAAGTTAGCTGGTGAACAACCTTCAGCAATATTGATATTAGTTATATCTGTATTATCTGCTGCTGTTGTACTAAATTCTGAAATTTTGGTTTTTGCCATCTTTTATCCTTGTCTTAACCATATATCGTTACCTGGAGAAATATCAGTCCAAGTTTCTGTTCCTGCTGTAATTGTTGTCCATGTATCTGAAGAAGGTGATATTGCAGACCATGTTTCTGAACCTGCTGATACTGGTGTCCATGTTTCTGTTCCTGGAACTACTGGTGTCCATCCTTCACCTTGTCTTGTGCCTTTGGCAGTAACTGTGCCTATACCTTCTACATAAGCAAAACCTGCCCATGTAGCATTAGGACTTGCTGTAACTGTAGCAAAAGCATCTATATCTGCTACACCTGATACTACATAACCACCTAATGCTGTTACTGTTGCAGTTCCTGTGATAGATGCACTATCAAATGTAATTCTATTGTAATTAACTGTAACTGTAGCATTGGCTGTAATGGAAGCATTACCAACTATTAATAATGAACCTAGTGCTGTTACTGTGCCTGTTGCAGTAATACTTGCTGAAGCTAGTGCTATAGAACCGCCAGTAGCAGATACTGTAGCAGTTCCTGTAATAGATGCGTTACCAAATGTAGTTCTTGTAGCTAATGCAGATACATCTGCAAATCCATTGATAACCGCACTACCAAATACTAATGCACCACTTGTTGTAACTGTAACTGTTGCAGTAGCGTTTATACTAGCCGCAGATGTTCTAAAACGTGTTCCTGATGCACTTACGGTTGCATCTGCTGTAATAGCAGCAGAAGCTGTAACTATATTACCGCTTACTGGTAAAGCACTAAAAGGAGCTTGGGAAAATGCACTTATGCCAAACATTTATTACTCCTTAAAGTGTTACTTCTTCCCAGTTAGTAATGGACTCATTCCATTTATACATTTTACCGTCTGTAGGCATAGCTACAGGTGCTTTCCATAACCATGTTGTATTGTTCAATGTCCATGATGGAAATGGTTGTGGTTCGTAGAATACGTCATTAACAGAGTCGTATGTATAACCAATACCAGCATAATTACCTCTTAAAGGCCTACCTTCTGGATGTTGATTACCATGTGTGTTGTATGATGTTTGTAACCATATGCCAGGACTAGAGTCTACAAATGTATTAAAGAAGTCTTGTTCAGCCACAATGACTTGTGTGACTTTACCGTCACAAACTTTAGCGAAATGACTCATGCTGTATATGTTCCTGAAGATGTAAATTGCATAATTGTATTAGAGCCTGATGTAGTGACAGTTGGTGAACCTGTAGTTGTTCCTGTGTAATTTGCTGTTGGAACGGATAAGATAACTACGCCTGAACCACCGTTACCACCAACACCACCAGTACCACTTGATGGCCATCCTCCACCACCGCCACCAGAGCCTGTATTAACTGTAGCTGCTCCACCACCACCACCACCTGCTCCTCCTGCACCACCTCCACCAGAACCACCAGAACCTGGCGTATTTCCAGTAAAACAACCACCACCACCACCACCTGCTCTTGTTACAGATGAACCTGTAATGGAAGAGGCAGTTCCAGCCCCACCAGTTCCAGATGTTACGCCAGCCACACCTACAGCACTTGACCCTCCGCCACCTCCACCTCTAAAAGGCAAAGCTGAACCGTAAGCTGTGCCTCCAGCAAAGCCTTGACCAGCAGTTCCTGACCCACCAGCATTTGATGTTCCACCGCCACCGCCACCAGAACCGCCATTGCCTCCAGTATTTACAATATTAGCTCCATATCCACCACCTATGGATGTTTGAGTTGTAATATTTGTACCGCTTAATACAGAATCAGAACCAGCAGCACCATTAGAACCATTCTGATTTGTTCCAGTATTTGTAGTAGCCCCAGCTCCACCAGCCCCTACAGTAACTGTATATACAATACCTAAACTTAATGTTGCGTTGCCTGATAAATAACCTCCAGCACCGCCACCACCAGTACCATTACCATTGCCAGAACCAGAAGCACCGCCACCACCACCTGCTATAACAAGATAAGATGCTGTATATATTGTATTAGTATTTGAACTAACCCATGCAGTACCATTGTATGCCTCTAATTGACCAATAGTTGTATTAAACCTAGTTGCACCAGAAGTAGGCGAACTAGGTCTTTCACCTGTAGTTCCAGCAGGTAAGTCAAAATAACCTGTAGAGGTATTTGCTTGGTCAGATACTGCTGCAGGAGGTAAATTAGTGCAATTTGTTAATGTACCACTAGATGGAGTTCCTAAAGCAGGTGTTACTAATGTAGGACTTGTAGCAAATACATTAGCTCCAGTACCAGTTTCATCTGTTAAAGCTGCTGCCAAGTTAGCACTTGTAGGTGTTGCTAAAAATGTAGCTACATTAGTACCTAAACCACTAACACCAGTAGAAATAGGAAGTCCTGTAGCGTTTGTAAGAGTTGCTGACGCAGGTGTTCCTAAAGCAATTGCATTGCCACTAGCATCTAAATATAAACCTTTTTCAGCAGGATAGGTTACAAATACGTTTTTTGTACCTGCACTAAAGTTTACTGCTGTACCACCATTACTAGACTCTAGTATAGTATCACGAGATAAAACAGTGCCTAAAGCTGTATAAGTGCCAATACCTACTTCCCATTCTGTACCACCTACAACAGCGTAGTAAGTAGTATTACCATTACCGATAACAGAGAATGATTGAAAGCCAGATACTGCACCTGCAAGCACAAGTGCAATAGTACCTACGGTTACAGTAGTTTCTTGTACTCTATCCTTGACGACTAACGCCATGACTTATCCTTAAGCTAATGTAACTGAAAGGTTGCCTGTTGAAATCTTAAAGATATCACCAGAGTCAATAGTTTTAGATGTATCCAAAGCTGTATGATATAAAAGATTTCCTGATGTTGCTGCATCATTAATTCCTATCCAACCTACCGTTCCCCATGAAGCTGTTGCTGTTGGGAATGTAACGTCTGCGTCATTTAATACGTTACCAGATGTACCAGATGCTGTAGCAAATGATACTGCTGTTCTAGCGTAGCCAGTACCGGATGTGCTAACTTCTGTACCACTACCTGCGTCTGTAGGGTCTGAAGTCCATAGTGATACATAAACTGTTGCTGGTGCTGTGTATGTTGTTGCGTTTAGAGTAGCGTTTAAAAGTGCGTTCTCTAAAAAGTTACTCATTTCTGCCATGATTTTTCCTTTATCTTGGTGTTACGTTTAACGTTGTGTATGCGTATGTTTGACCTAAATCGCTCTTCTTAATATTAGCAATAGCTCTATCGTATAAAGCTGACCATGTTGCTACTCTAGGGTCATTCATAAGATACGGTTCTGCTTCTGCTAAT